TAAGAATGCTTCCCAACACGGGTGCCGTCAGCCTTGCGGTTGTAGCCAGGGCTGTGATGCCAGGGTGCGCGATCCAAACGGGACAACAGATCGGGTTGGTCGGTCACCCAAAAAGCCTAGCGGACTGGCCGGCTGGCTGACATTACAATCGCGGCAACATGCCACGCCGAGCCAGGGGCCAGGCCAGCGTCGAACAGACGGCGCGTGCCCTGGAACAACTTCACGTCGAGTACGTCACCCTAGCGTCGCTGTCGCCCAACACGTGGAACCCCAACGTGCAAAGCGACCACGACTTTGAACTGCTGTGCCGCAGCATTCTGGAAGACGGCTTCACCCAACCCATCGTCGCCGCGCGCGTCACGCCCGAGTTCAAAAAAGACGCCGCGTTCAAGGTGTTCAAGATCGGGGATCAGGTCATCACCGATGGCGAACACCGCTGGACGGCGGTCATCTGTACCGAACACGCCAAGCGCGCGTTTGCCAACCCGCTGACGCTGAAGGCCGACGCCTGGCGCGAACTGCGCACCAAGCGTCTGGACTGGATGGCCGAAGTCGGGGACGTGCAGATGCCGGTCGTGTTCACGCCCATGACGCCCGCGCAGATGCGCGTCGCCACGCTGCGCCACAATCGGGCGCGCGGCAGCGAAGACTTCGACCTGACGGCCGCGCTGCTGCGCGATCTGGAAACGCTGGGCGCGCTGGATTGGGCGCAGGACGCGCTGCTGATGGACGACGTGGAAATCCAGGCCTTGCTGGATAACGTGCCCGCCCCGGAAGCGCTGGCGGGCGCGGCGTACGGGGAAGCCTGGGCGCCCGGCGAAGCCGAATCGCGGTTGGACGGTGAAGAAGGCCACATGACGGCGGCGGCGGTCGAAGAACTGCGCGAAGCGGAACGTAAAGCGGCCGAAGCCCGGACCGAAGAAGAACGCATCGCCGCGCACAGGGATGCGGACATCTTCCGGCTCAGCCTGATCTTCACCGGCGACGAAGCGCGCGTCGTCAAGTCGGTGCTGGGCGACCGGCCTGCCGAACGCGTGCTTGATTTGTGCCGTCAAGCGGCTACAGTGCCTGCATGACGCTCGAACCGGACGACTTCGGCGTCGATCCCGTCGAACGGGATGATGTCGAGTCGTTCGAACCGCCCAACGGCCGCAATGGGCACGACCCCAGCACGTACGGCCGCGACCGCAACCCGCCCGACTATTCGGCGCTGCCGTCACCCGAAGAACTGGTTCCCCCGCTGCCGGCCAATGGGCTGGTGTCGGCCGAAACGCGCAAGAAGGTGACCGACGCGCTGCGGCTGGGACTGACCGAACGACTGGCGGCGCAGTACGCCGGTCTGACGTACCAGCGCTACCTCAACATCAGGCGCAAGGATCAGGCATTTGCGGAAGCCGTGAAGGCGGCGGAAGCGGCGGGCGCGTTCGCGTGGATGGCGCGCATCGAGCAGGCAGCCGTGGGTGGCGACTGGCGCGCGGCAGCCTGGAAGCTGTCGCACCGATTCCCGGCCGAATACGGTCGTCAGGTGCTGGAACACGGCGGCGAAGGCGGCGGCGCCATCCCGGTGCGTTTCGTCACCGTCGAAGTCCCGAATGGATCGACCATCGATGTCAGCGAAGGCCCGGACATGCCGCCATTGCCGGAGCCAGACATGTATGAGGAAGAAACGGATGGAACCGAGTGATTTCGAGATGGGCGACGAACCGATTGACGTGGAACGCAACCCGGAAGGCGCACGCATGACGGTGTGCATCAGCCTGGACCCGGTGGACGCCTTCAACGTGCTGGCCAGGGCCGACTTCTACAAGATCGGTGTGGTCGAATACGTCAAACGCCTGGCCGTCGAAGACGCGCGGTCGACGGTGTTCCAGTTCACGACCCGATGATTCCCTTGGAAAACGTCACGGTTGGTCCGGGTGATGTCGACCACTACTACGGCGTGTACGTGCGCGTGTCGAAACGGGCCGACTGCCCGCACGGGCGGGGGACGACGACTCAAGACGCGCAGGGTATTCGCATCGCGTGTCCGGAGGGCCGCGACTGCTGGCTAGTGAAGTGGGAATGGGCTGACGAGTGACCAGCGTCTGGGCCGAACCCGAAGAAGGCTACGTCGAAGACGAATACGAGTCGGAAGCTGAAGCCCTTGAACGGATTCGGACCGCAGGACGCTTCGTCGCGCCGCCCACACCGGCTGGCCACAAACCCATCTGGACCTTCGACCGACAGGAAGGTCAGCTAACCCTCAGCTTTCACGAAGGCCAGGCGCGCACCTGGGCTGCCAAGCGCCGCTTCATCGCCATGATTGCCGGTACGCAGGGTGGCAAGACCACCTTCGGCCCGCTGTGGCTGTGGCGCGAAATCAAGGACAAGGGCGCGGGCGACTACATGGTCGTCACGCCGACCGGTCCGCTGGCCAAGCTGAAGGCCGTGCCGGAGTTCCTGCGCTTCTTCGATGAAGCGCTGCACCTGGGCGACTACCACAAGGGCGACCGCGTGTTTGAAATCCCGGCGTCCAAGGGCTTGCAGCTATACGGCACGTACGACAGCACGCGCATCATCTTCGGTTCAGCGGTCGCGCCAGAATCGCTGGAATCGGCCACGGCCAAGGGCGCCTGGCTGGATGAAGTCGGCCAGCAGCAGTTCCGACTCGAATCCTGGGATGCCGTCAACCGCCGCGTGTCGCTGTACCAGGGCCGCGTGCTGATGACCACCACGCCGTACAACCTGGGCTGGCTCAAGACCAACGTCTACGACCCGTGGGTCGAAGGCGAACCGGACGTGACCGTCATCCAGTTCGCGTCGACTTTGAACCCGGTCTTCCCGCGCAAGGAAATGGCGCGTGTCGCGCGCAACATGCCGGCCTGGAAGGTGGCGCTGTTCTACAAGGGCCAGTTCATCAAGCCGGACACGCTCATCTACCAGTGCTTCGAAGATCGTGACGAACGGCTGGGCGGGCATCTGTGCGACGACTTCTTGCCGCCCGCGCACTGGCCGCGTTTCGTCGGCCTGGACTTTGGTGGCGCCAATACCGCGCTGGTGTGGTGCGCCTACAACCCGGAGCGCGACCAGTACGTCATGTACGACGAATCGCTGGAAGGCAGCCTGCCCGCCAAGGACCACGCCGCGCGTGCGCTGGCCAAGGTCAAAGAACAGGGCGCCACGGTGCTGTACTGGATCGGTGGCGCCAAGTCGGAAGACCAGCAGCGCCTGGATTGGGCGGTCGCGGGCGTGCCGGTCGAACCACCCATGGTCTTCGATCTGGAACCGGGCATCGACCGTGGGCTGGCGTTGATCAAGATGAACAAGCTGCGGGTGCAGAAGCATCTCCGGGGAATTCGGTCGGAATTCGGCACCTACAGCCGCGATCAGGACGAACGCGGTAACGCGCTGGAAACGATCTTCCACAAGGCGCGCTTCCACCGGCTCGACGCGTACCGGTATCTGGCGACGAAGTTGGTCGAACCGACCGTATTGGCCCCACCCGTCCTGATCGTGGGCGGGGTGTCATCTGCCTGGACGAAAGGACGTGTGGCATGAGCCTTGGTTCGTACATCGATGACCGCTTGTGGTCCGCCATCGTGCCCGATCTGGTGCTGAACCCGGACGCGGCCATCTACAAGTTCTGGCGGGAACTCAGGAACGACCCGGCGACGGTCAATCCTGGGTTGCCCGTCACGCCCGAAATCGAAACCGAAGTCGGCATCCAGCAGGGCTTCAGCGGTGGCATCGTCATCGGCTGGAATGCTGAAGACGGCGCTTACATCGCCAACGGCTAAGCCATGAGCGGTGTCAACTACGACCTGGCGAATCCGATGGGCTTTTTCCAGCCGCAGGACGCCAAAGACCTGGGCATCACCGCGATTCGCTTCCCGATGCGCGCCGACAATCAGGTTGATCCGATGGCCTACAAGGACTTCGACATCTACACGCTGGGCATCGTGGACCGTACGACGCACGATCAGGACATCTGGATCGATGGGCTGGATGCCTACCAGATCGGCAACGAACCCGATCAGCAGGGCGAATCAAGCTGGACGATGAACGTCAACCAGTACGAACGGTTGGTCGAAGACTATCGTGGCGCCCACCCTGACGTGATGCTGATCGGTGCCGGGTTGGCGTCTGGCCAGCCCGACTATTGGGACCGCGTGGATTCGCGCATCTACCGCTATCTGGACGGCTTCGCGGTACACCCGTACGCCAAGGAATTCGGGGACGCGCGCAGGCTGTTGCAGCAGTACAAGCAGATCACGCCCAACTTGCCGTTGTGGATTACCGAATGGTGGCGACCAGCGGCTCAAGTCCCGCCGTTCCTGACCATGCTGCGGCAGGAAGCCTCCGGCCTGATCTTCTGGTTCTGCGCAACGGACAACATGGTCCCGCCGATGGGCATCATCGACGCAGAAGGCGGGCACAAGCCTGAATATCGCGCCTGGCGCGCAGCATCGGTGAGTTGATGGTTACCCCAGCAGCGTTCATGCCCCCAAGCTTTGCCATTCCGACGTATGCGCCGCAGCCGGAGCCGATCACGCCCACGCTGGGCTGGTGGGAATACTTCGAACGCCACCGCGACCTCTATATGGCGCCTCAAGTCTATGACTGGACGTGTTCCATCTGTGCGACGACGTGGGTGCTTCAGGCGACTGGCCTGGACGTGAACGCGGCCAGAGAAGGAATCGCCTACCAGATTGGCTATCCGCAGTGCGTGAATCCAAATTACGGGTTGATGGACACCAACTGCGTCGAGCGCGTGTTCCGCAGCTACTACGTGGGGTGCCGCACGCTGTGGCCGACGTTCGACCAGATGTACGAACTGGCGCAGCAGACGACCGGCGTCTTGAATTCGACGCGCTGGTACCACTTCGTGGCTGTGCGCGGCGTGTCGGGCAACTCGATCTGGATTGCCAACAGTGCGCAGGGCTACAAAGGCATCTATGAACTGGTCAGCCGGGGCCAGTGGGACGCATGGGCCGGGTCGTGGAAGACGGTGTTGCTGGAGCGCTAGTGACGGGGTGCGCCTAGGGTCATAATGGCCATCCAGATCAACAGCGCACCGACCGTGATCAGCCACACGACGGCGCCAAAAATGATGATGCCCAGCGCTAGCAGCAACGTCAGACACGTTGGCACTGGACGCATGGTCGGGCACCTGGCAGGATAAGGCAGCAGTCAATGGGCTTCTGGCGTGACGTGGGGACGGTGTTGGGCTTGCCCGAGCCGCCACCTGACGACTACCTGGCGGTCGCAGACCACTTGCAACAGCGTCTGCGCGAGTCAATGCGCGCGGACGGCTACACCGACCCGAATGTCCCGCCCTACGCGCCTGTTCCGGCGGTGACGGCCTACGGGCCACCCTTGCCGTCGAGTGGTGCGTGGGGCGGTCCGCTGCCCAGCAGCATCGCGCTGCAACAGATGCTTGACCCGCGCGCACTGGCCGGCGGTCGGCTGACGTGGGACGACCAGTACATGCTGTGGGGTGCGGGGGCCAACATCATCCTGCCACCGCCCGACGCGCGCGCCGACTGGCGCATGCTCAACGCCGACGAACTGCTGCTGCGACGGCTGCCCACCGACGAAGTGATCACGCTGCTGGCCGACGCTAGCCCAGACGTGTCGCGCGCGTTGTGGGACTTCCTGCGGCTGTGCAATCCGGGCTGGCAGTGCAAGGCGTTCTATCCCGGCACCGACCGACCCATGCCGCAGGCGCAGAAGCTGTTGGACGACTTCTGGCTGATGATCAAGAACCGTCACGGGTCGACCGAAGTGGTCATCAATCGGCTGTTCTTCGGCGCCTACCTGCGTGGCGCGCTGTTTGCCGAACTGGTGCTGGACGAAACCGGCCGCGACCCGCTCGACCTGGCCACGCCTGACCCGTGGACCGTGCGCTTTCAGCGCTGGGTGGACCCGACGCTGGGTCAGGTATGGGTACCGGGGCAGTATCACGGCGCGCAGTTCGTTGCCCTCCTGCGCCCGACGATCCGCTACGTGCCCATCGACCCGGCGCCGGGTATTCCGTACGGGCGGTCGCCGGTGGTGCCTGCGATTTTCGCCAGCCTGTTCCTGCTGGGCCTGCTGCACGACCTTCGCCGTGTGGTGGCCCAGCAGGGATACCCGCGCCTGGACATTTCGATCATGCTGGACCAGTTGCGCGCGGCCATGCCGCCCACGGTGGCGGCTGACCCGGCGCAGTGGAAGGCGTGGGTTGAAAACACGGTCGGGGAAGTCAAGACGGCGTACGCCAACCTGAAGCCCGACGACGCGTTCATCCACACCAGCGTGGTCGAAATCAATCGGCCCGTGGGCGCGGGCGGCGAAGGCAGCCTGGCGGGCATCGACGCGTTCATTGGCACCCTGGAACGCATGACCGCGCGTGCGTTGAAGACGATGCCGCTGCTGATGGGCAGCAGCGCGTCGGGCCAGATGGGCGATGCCAACCGGCAGTGGGAAATCGAAGTGGCGGGCATCAAGGCCACCCAGCATCTGTGTGAAGACTTGCTGGAACAGCTACTGACGGTCGGCGTCGTGGAAGCCCAAGGTGTCGCGGCTGACGTGCAACTGCGCTTCGCGGAACTGCGCGCGGCTGAAATGTTCCGCGACGAACAGACGCTCAGCCTGAAGCTGGACAACGCCTTCAAGATGTGGGCCTACGGCTATACCAGCCAGGACGAAGCTGCCAATCACGCCGTCGACCACGCCGCCGACGAACAGGAACCGGTGGCCATGCCGCTCAACGGGCTACCGTACGACACGATGGTCAAGATGGCCGAACAGGCTGCCAAGCCGCCGCCGATGGGCGCTGGACCGACCGTGCAAGGTCGCCCGCAGCGGCCGGGACCAGGCGCGCCGGACAACAAGGACACGGCCGATTCGCAGGACAAGGGCGACAACACGCCAGATTCGGAACGCAGCGGCTGGCTGCGCCTGTCGTGGCCGCGCTGGGGCCGACCGACGATCTACGACCGACAGTCGGTGCCCATGGAAGCCGTGGGCACGGCGATGACCACGGTGCCTGGCACGGTCACCTACGACAGCCGCGATCAGCGCGAACTGCTGCGCATCTGGGACGACGCGATGCCGACGTACGCCAGCTTGCTGGACGCGCGACTGCTGGGTGTCGCCCCGGAGCCAGTGCCGCTGGAACCAGCCCCCGAGACTGAACAGCCCGCGCCTATGCGCAGTACGGCTGAGGTTCTGCTGGACATTGCCCAGCAGATGCGCGAGCTTGTGGTCGAAGTCAAAGGTGCGGCGTTGCCTCCAACCCCTGCGCCAGTCCCTCCGGCCACAGCCCGCGTCATTCAGAAGAAGGTCATCCGCGACGCGGAAGGGCGCATCGAAAGCGTGATTGAGGTTGAAGAAGATGCCAGTAGTTCGGTTTAGCACGCCTACGGCCGACGCCCAGACCGATACGGTGTGCGCCCAACTCAATGGCGGCTTCCTGCAAATCTACGAAGGCACTCAACCGGACGATGGCGACCAATCGTCCGATCCAGGCGTACTGCTGGTCGAGCTTCAGTTTGGCGACCCTGCCTTCGGCGCCAGTGCGAATGGCGTCGCCTGGGCCACGCCGATTGAGCCGTCGATGGCGACCAACACCGGTACGGCTAGCTGGCTGCGCACGTTGGCAGCCGACCACGCCACCGTTGTCTTCGACGGCGACATCAGTACGTCGGGGGCCGTGCTGAATCTTGACCGCACGCTGATCCAGCAGGGGGCGAACGTGTTCATCAACGACTTCGCCTACACCAGTCCAAAGACCACGTAAGGAGGTATCCGCCCATCCCTGCCACCATGCAAGCCCAATATTTCGGCGGCTCATCGTCCTTGCCTGCTGGGGCGAACGCCGAAACTGGCATCACTTTCAACCGCGCCGACTCGCAGTCGGGGTCAACGCCAGTGCCTATTCCGGTCAGTGCAGGCGTGAACTTCGCGTACCTGAAAGCACTGGCGCTGGCGGTTATGGCCACCAGTACGACCATCGTCTACAACCGCACCGTGCGCCTGTCGGCTGGCCTGGCCGGTGGCCTGGGCATGCACTGGAAAGTGGTGGCCCAAAGCAACTGGGGCGCGCAACTTGACCAGTCCACGGCTACCAAATCGCCTGCGGATACCACGGGCACCAACAACGCCAACGGCGCGCCCAGCGGCTACAGCGTGACAACGACTAGCCCGGTCGGCTTCGACAATCAGGACCAAAGCTCAGGATCGACAGGCATTGGTGCGACGTTGTTGTTGGCCATGCTGCTGGCCGTCGATGCCACCTACGCGGGCGGCCCAGGCTCAGCGTCGTTGGGCAATATCATCATCGGCTACGACGAGCGCTAGTTCGTCGGGAAGGGAATCGCATTGACCTACTTTGAAACACCACCCCAGCCCGATCCAAACCCGGAGCCTGAACCGCCCGCGCCAGAGCCTGAACCCGGCCCCGAACCAGAACCGGAACCTGCGCCAACGTCCTGATGTTGATTCCGCCTAACACGGCAATCACCCTGGAAGCTGAACTGCCTGCTGGCACGAACACGTGGCCGGGACCACCGGCGTGGTTCCCCAGCAATCCGGACATCGCGGTTATCGAACTGGTCTACGGCACGCACCAGATGCAAGCCAAGCTCACCGCGCTGGGCAACACGATGGTGACCATCCAGTGCGTGGCACTCAGCGGCAGCCTGGACTTTCAGGTGGATCAGGCGGCGACCACGCCCACGTCACCGGTGCAGATTCAGTTGGCATGATGGTCGGCGTAGACGGTACCCAGGCAGACAGTGTGCGACTGTGCGCGCGTTGCACCGACCTGTGGTGGTGGCTGGTCCAGTATCACGACGACACGATCCTGCCCGAATGCCAGGGCACCAGCATGCCGCACATGGCGTGGTCCAACGTCGACACGGCTCGCGTCAAGAACATCGTGTTGGTACCCCGTCAGACAGGCCTGGAACAGGTCGTGGTCGACGTGGGCGCCAATTCGCCGGTGTTCTTTCGACGCCGCTACAAGGAACTCAACCTGATGGGTGGCCAGCAAGTCAGCCAGCAGAACATCCACTGCTTGGGGTACGAAGCCGCTGACGGCACAGGCAACTACGTGTTCGTGTTCGAAGACGGCAGCGTGCTGCTCAGCACCAATCGCAATGCAGTCTAGTGCCTAGGAGAACGCGAAGACGTATGACTGAACAGCCCAACGAACAGCCCCTCAGCGCGGTGCCGGTCATGCCGACCCGCCTTAGCGATGTAGGCGACACCGACGAACAGTGGTCGGCCGTTATCAACATCCACGACGCCAACCTGGCCCAGATCGAAGCCGCCCTGGCGGCCAACCAGCACGAAGTCGATCCGCATCCATCCGGCCAGGCAGGACGCTACGTCAAGCGTCATCCGGTGTATCTGGTCGCGGTCAACTACGCCGCGCTGGACGAACAGGGCCATCCGACGCCTGGCAAGCCGTCTGAACTGGACCTGAAGGCGGTACGTGACATCTTTTCGACGCGCTACCCGAACGTGGTGTCAGACGGCGATCCGCCCGCAGACGGCTCACACGTGCGCATCCGCGACTCGCACGTGGTCGCGGAAAAGGATTCGGTGGGCAATCCCACCGGCCGGGTGATCTTCGGGACTGCGGAGGATGTCAGCTAATGGCCACGTCAGGACGGGGAACGGCGACCGATACCAGCATCCTGCAATACGTGCTGGGCAAGGCTGCCTACACGGCACCGGCCGGCTGCTACGCCGCGCTGTTTTCTGCCACGCCGACAGCCGATAACGGCACCTTCACCGAAATCACGTCCGGCAACAGCCCTGGCTACACGCGTGCTACGGTCGACGCGGCAAATTCGGCGGCTGCCTGGTCAGCCACGACCACTGACGCGACCGGCGTATGGAAGACCAATGCGGCGGCGATTACCTTCCCGACTGCTTCCGGCGGCTGGACGGCGGTCACTGGCTACGGGCTGTATGACGCGGCGACGGTTGGCACGCTGTTGTATTGGGGCACGTTCGGTTCAGCCACCACAGTGGGTTCAGGTGCCACGGCATCGTTTGCGGCAGGCGCACTGAAAGTCACCGAAGCCTAGCGGCCAATGGCCGAAATCCTGCCCTACAACGGGCTGCAAAGCACGCTGACCGGCGCGCTGACGACCGGTTCGACCACACTCAGCATCCAGCCGGGTGACGCTGGTTTCTGGCCAACGGGTGGCGAATACCGGGCTGTGCTGTGCACTGACCCCAACAACGGGCCGTGGGAACTGGTCAAGATCATCAGTGGCCAGGGCACAGCCAACCTGGGCGTCATGCGCGCGGTCGAGTCGTACAACGGTGACCAGACTGCCAAAGCGTGGCCGTCCGGGTCGTATATCGCGGCAGTCATCACGCACGACAGCTTGCAGCTTGCGGGTGGGTCGCAGGGCTACACCGTCCACGAAGAATTCCTGCCGGTCAACGGCGCAACGACGATCACGCTCAGCACCAACCCGGCGCAGGGCATCGGCGTGGTGTCGCGCAACGGCGTCGTACAGTCCACGACGGACAACCACTACACCCAGGCAGGCGCGGTCCTGACCTTCAGCACAGCGTTCACTGGCACCGAACGTGTGGTGGTCAGCTACACGGTGGGCACCACCGGTGCGCAGGGTCCGCCAGGCACACCGTACCCAAACAGTTTTCCGCCAGGCACGCTCGCGGCGCCAGGCTGGTACGTCACGGGGGATTCCAACACCGGTCTGTACAGCCCAGCGGTCGATCAGATTGCACTGGCTGCTGGTGGTGCGACAGGATTGGTGCTGTCAACGACCAGGCTGCAATTCACCACTGATGCGGCCTATGACATTGGTGGTTGGGCTGGTGCGACGGGCTATGGCCGGCCGAACAACCTGTACGTGGCCAATGGCGTATCCGCGCTGTTCATGGCGCTGGGCAATAACTACACCCTTGGCTCCGGTGCGCCGCAAGCCATCCTGTCGTTCTTTGGCCAGCCAGTGACAACTGGCAGCTACCAGTACGGCATCGACCTGAATATCGTCGCGCAGGCGCCAGTCACCTACACCTACGGGATTCACGTTGCGTGGGGGACTGGCTACATCGCTGGCGGGTTTACCGCAACGCAGTTCGCGCAGATTTACATCGATTGGGCGAATCTGACGAACAACACCATCATCACGAATGGCTACGGGCTGTACGTCAGAAACCAGGGGCAGAGTCAGTACGTCAACAGCTACGGCATCTACATCGAAGCCGTCAGCAGCGCGACCACCACCAACATCAGTCTGTACAACGCGGGCAACACGCGGCTAGGCAATTACGTGGAGGCGTACATGATTGCCAAGCCGACGACGAATGCCGCCTCCGGCTATCGTCGGCTGTACCCGAAAACGGACGGCTGGTATGACTTGGATGCGTCGGGTGTCGAAACCAAGATCGGCACGGGTGGTGGTGGGTCGCTGACGTGGCCGCTACAGGCGCCGATCACCACCAGCAGCACACCGCAGTACGCGTTCTCCGGAGACACCGGGTCTGGCATGTTCAACATGGGCAGTCAGCAACTTGGCATCTCTGCGGGCGGAACAGCGATCCTGTGGGTTTTTGGGACGCAGTACGCGGGTGGCGGCGTACAGATCACCAAGGCGTTGAGCGTTTCCGCTAATACCGGGCCTGGTGGTGGCTATGGTTTTTATCTGGACGTGGCTGTCCCAGGTGCGACTACGCAGTACGGCATGTGGATCGATCCGAATGCCAGCGCCAGTGTCAGTGCCATAGGTATCTATGCGCGTGTGCGGAACACTGTGGCAGCGTCCACAGGAGTGACGGCTATCCGCGCGGGTACGCCAGGGCTGATCACCGCCACGACGGCCAATGTCTATGGGCTGGTTGTCGATAACCAAGGCATGTCGGGCGTCACTAACGCCTATGGCGTGTACATCAACGCGCAATCCGGAGCCGCCACGACCAATATCGGGCTGTACAACCTGGGCACCAGTCGTTTCGACGGTGTGATGGCGATTGCCGCAGCCCCGTGGTCCGGGTATGCGATCTACGTGGGTGGGTCGCCGGTTGTGACAAGCAATCAGGTTGGCGTAGACGTTGAATTCACTGCTACCAGTGCCGCCACGTCCTATGTGACCTCGGTTCTGTCGGGACTGTACTTTGCTAGTGGCTCGTACACCGTCAGCCAGGCAATGGGTTTCTGGGCAACCGGCCCAGTCACGATTGGTGCAACTGCTGTCACCACGATGATTGGCGTCCAAGTCAATAACCAGGGGGCGCCCAAGGTCACCAACGCTTACGGCATCTACATAAATTCGCAGTCTGGTGCTGCCACTGTCAATGTTGGTCTGTACAACGCGGGGACCACCACGCTGCTGGGAACGCTGACGATTACCACCCCTTCAGCTACGCAGCAGATTTACCTGTCCAGCAGCAGTGCCAACGCGTCGATCATGGTCGCTGCTGGCATTCCGAATCCAGCACTCCAGTTGAATTTCATGGGGTCCACCTTCTTCAACGTTTTCGGTAGTGGTGGCGCAGGAACGGAACTTCAGCCAGGCACAGACAATTTCTTTGATCTGGGGGATTCGTCGCACCGCTGGCGCACCCTGTCCGCGATGACGGGAATATTCAGTGGAAACTTGTCAGCCGCTGGCACGGTTGGTGTCGGGATTGCCCCATCGACCTCCGCGATGATCTTCGTCGGGCCTGGCAGTACAAGCGGTGCGAACCAGTACGGTATCAATCTCCAGACCAACTTCTTTCAGGCGACGAACGCCTACAGCGTCTATTCGAAATTCATCACTGCTGGCGGGTCCGCCTTCACGGTCACTACTGCTGCCAGTTTCTATGCGGACACCCCAAGCTTCGGCTCCTCATCGCTGGCGACAACCATGTATGGGCTGTATGTCGCCAACCAGGGCGTCGCGGCAGTCACGAACGCATACGGGGTGTATATCGCCGCGCAAGCCGGTGCGACCAGCACCAACGTGGGGCTGTACAACGGTGGCACCACCCGTCTGATCGGCACTATCGGTGCTGGCACCAACGGCACGATCCGCACCAACATCGCGTTCTACCTGTGGCAGGACTTCACCACCAGCAGTCAAGCCAACTACACGTTGATGGATGTTGAGGGTCAATCCAGTCCAACGTCGTCAGGCACCGGACTGTACGTCGGGCCGCAAATTTATTACGCGTCAGCCACCACGCTGCCTAACAACTACGGGATTTACGTCGCATCCAACAACACGGTGAACACCACGACGACGAATGGCTACGGCGTCTATGTGTCCAACCAGAGCAACGGCACCGTCCAGCACGCGTATGGGCTGTACGTCGAAAACGTGTCTGGCGGCAACCTAGACAGCTACTCGCTTTACACTGGCGGCAATACCCGGATCGACGGCCAACTGCTGTTCAACGTCACCCAGAACTACAACTGGGGTCCGGCGATCATCAACATCCAGATGCCGTATTGGGGCTTTGGAACGATGACCACCCTGTACGGCATCTACGCGATCCCGCAGTTCAGGTCAACGGGAACGGTCAGTGCCGCTGTGCTGTACGCCCAGGTCCAGACGCAGGCAGCGTCGTACACGCTGACGACCGCGTATGGCCTGTACGTCGACAATCCGCTTAAGGGTTCCGGCAGCACGATCACCAACCAGTACGGGGTGTATATCGCCGCGCAGTCGGGCGCCACCACGACCAACATCGGTCTGTATGTTGGCAGTTCTGCCGTCGTGGTTGGTGGACTGAACGTCGGAACGATCACTGGTAATGGGTCGGTGCCTAGCGGAGG